TCACCCACGATTAACCAACAGCCAGACCAGCAGACACGCCACCACCGGCACAGCAAAATCCATCAGGCTTGCCACATCCCATGCACGTGTATCAAAACCGCCCCACCACGGCATATTCATTCGCTTGCCATGCCCGAACATTTCGATCCAGCGATATTCTGCCTGGGTGTGTTCACGCGCAATGAAGAACGTACAACCGGCTATCGCCCCGTAAGCCCAGTTCCCGGTAAAAAGACCAATCAGTAGCTGCGCAGCCACAGCACAAAGCGCATGAAGGAAAGGTGTTATATCCATTTTCATCCTACCCAATAAAACGGGGCGCTCGGCCCCTTAATATTATTTAGACGCAAGCGCCGCCTCAATTGCAGATAATCTTTGTCTTAATTCTGCGTTTTCTTCTTCCAGTGCTGTTATTCTGTCGTCTGACTCTCTGGCTACCTGAACAAGCAAGCCAGTAACACCAGAATAATCTACTGTGTAATAACGTTCACCTTCTTCACCTTCCGATCCGCTCGCACCGTCCTGATATTTCATTGCGGAACCTACAACTTCTGGGATTGCTTCCAGAGCTTCCTGTGCAATGACACCAGCATAGGGCATACCGTTTTCTTTAAGCGTGTATGTATAGCCGTTCATTTTACGGATGCGGTCGGTTGCATTATCGATCACCTGAATGTTGTCTTTCAGATCCCGGTCGGAATGCTGGTTAAATGCGGTGGCATGACATGCACCATTAACGCTTAACATATAGGTGTTATCGGTATTTTTCTGCGCATAGAACATATAAGCGCCACCATCAACACCGACTTCATAAACAACAGGACGGCTGGAGTTGCCCCACAATTGAGCAGTAACACCAGCATAAGCGGTTCCCTGTGTGTTTAATGTCATGGTTGACCCATGATTGGCATATTTGATCTGTAATGTGTCGGTGTAATCAAATTTAATAAGCGCGTTACTTCCACGCTTGCTGTATGACATAAGGCAGTTACCCATTTTGAGGTATCCGCTGTCACCGGGAAAAATCATCGTACCGCCATAAAGGTTGGTAAAGTCCCAGCAAATGTTTGTCCCGTTATCGTTCAGGTTAAGGCGCGCCATTGCGTTACCTGGACTGTCTATCCATTTTTTGAGGTATAGTTCGCAATACGCATCCTCAACACCTGCCGTCCTGTGAGTTGAGCGGAGTTTTCTCCCAAATATAGCTCCGCTAGTTGGCAATACCTGCTGATACCATGAAGCAGACCAGTCACCAACGATTTCATCTTTGCTGTCTACATATAATTTTGTTGCGTAGCTTCCTTGATCGTTTTTTAATTTGCTAACGTCGGATTTTAGCGTTTTGATGTCATCAGGAATTACTGTCGATGTAGCCATTTTTCTTCCTCACATCCAGCCACGAAGTTGATGCTCAACAGCAACCACGTATTCATCGAATAATGACGATATTTGCGAATCATTAATGATGCGCACGTTTACAAAATATCCGTCTTCCTTAACACATACCGGTTCGCCATCTTCAGTCAGTTCTCCGGTTTCTTTGTACACGTTACCTATCACGTCGATAAGAATATCATCCTGCATCGACTCGTCATCATAATAGCCAATACTCTCCATAAAGGCCGAAAAGTCGGCCCTGTCTTCAAATTTGAGTGTTAAATCTTTCATTAGATTGACTCCCCCATTTGTGCCTCAGTTAATTCTTTATGCCAAATGCGTAAATTTTTCACATGACCGAACAGGTGTCTGTTGCCACTGGATGATTGTCCACCGATATTAATATTACCGGCAGTATAACGTTGCAATGTATGCAGAGACGGGGAGCTGCCACCTAAAATTCCATCAACAACAACCTGCAACTGTTTATCTTCTGTAAACTTAAAGCCAGTAACAAATTTCCTTTTCTCTCTATTCCCATATGCTTTATATTCTGTTTTTGTTCCTTTGCCATTGGTGATAATTAGCCTTTTACCACGAGTGGTAAAACCAAAATACATATAACTTTCATCAGAAACTTCAGTCGTCGCCCCTGTAATTGAGATATTAAGCAAACGCGCAGAGCCTTCTAAATTAGGCATTTCAGAATCCCAATTAACATTAACTTCCATGAGAACACTAACTGGTGGAGTTGCCCAATTGAAAGGTATAGGTATGATTACCTGGTCACTTGCTCTCGTGGCACCGACCTCTGTTGTGATGATAAAAGATGACGCGTTTAGTCCCTTTTCGAATTGAGGGGTTGTTAACATTAATTTATCGCCAGACTTGATTGATCGTTGATGTGCTCCAAACTCAAAACGCCCATACATATTTTTTGCTTCTGGTGATTTGTAGGTAAACTCAACACGAATCCATCCATTAGACTCTCTGAATATGTTATAAGTTGCCGCCTCACCTCCAGAATAACTCAACATATCGCCAGTCTCGCAATCAATATATGCGCCAGCGGTCAGTGTGTTACTTGAGCCATCGTCGTTAACATATGATATTCTTGGACGCAACGTGATAATACCATCCCCACTTACTTTTTTAACTCTGCAGGATAAAGTAACTGATTCATTTGCCGAAACTGAAATAACCCTGGTATATCCAGTAGAAATTAATGTCGCCCTTTCAGTTGTGGATGTTTCTTTAACGCCAAACAAACCATAACTGAAACCATACTCATCAACTCCCGTGGTAATAGTTAAGTTAGCAGTGTCATAGTTCCACGATACTGGTGTATTCGTATAAGAAAAAGTATTCGTTCTCTGACCTTCAATGAGCAGACCATCTTTTTCAAAACGTGGTTCATTTATCGCTGATTCAGCAAAACACCCAGACTTATCTATATACGTTGCAGTTGACGCCCTGGTAAATGAAACAACCTTTTCAGACGGCAATGCAATAACATCGTCACCAACTGTGATGCTCTTATATCCAGGAGCAAACCCGGTAATCATATCCAGTGAATCGTTAAACGGTATCCACACCTCAGGTAACGGCTGTAAGACATATTTATACGGCTCCGCAGCCTGGCTTGCGTACTCTCTGGCTGCATCTTCGCTTGCTTTAGCTGCCGTCTGGCTTGCTGCCGATGCTTTCGCTGAGTTCGCAGCCGCTGTTTCGCTCGCCTTTGCGTTGGTTTCACTGGTTTTTGCTGCTTTTTGACTGTTAGCTGATGCAGTGGCAGAAGCAGCCGCCGCACTTGCAGAACCAGCTGCAGCACTCTCGCTTTCGGCTGCTGCAGCCTGACTACTTTTCGCCGCAGTTTCGCTGGCTTTGGCATTCGTTTCGCTGGTCTTCGCTGCTGTCTGGCTGGACTTTGCGTTAGTTTCACTCGTCTTCGCAGCTTTCTGGCTGTTAGCCGCAGCAGTTGCTGATCCGGCTGCTGAAGTCGCAGAACCGGCCGCCGCACTCTCGCTTTCAGCTGCTGCATCCTGACTGCTTTTCGCCGCAGTTTCACTGGCTTTGGCATTCGTTTCGCTGGTTTTCGCTGCCGTCTGGCTGGACTTCGCGTTGGTTTCGCTCGTCTTTGCGGCTGTCTCACTGTTTTTCGCGTTGGTTTCTGATTTTTTGGCTGCAGTCGCGGAGTTTGCCGATGCAGTCTGTGAGGCCGCTGCCGCCTGTGCGCTGTTAGCTGCGTTCGTTTCTGAGGTTTTCGCCGCGTTCTTCGATGATGCCGCTGCTGTTTCGGATTTCTTTGCCGCCGCTGCGCTCTGAGAGGCGGCTTCAGCGTTGCGTGCCGCTTCTTCCACCATTTCCTCAAAACGACGCAATGCCTCCGGCATGACATCATCTTCCGTCATGGCACCGAGAAAATCATTCAGCGTCCCCGGCTTAGAATCTTCATACACGGTGATGGTCCCGGCATGTGAAGGCGGAAAACCTTCAACCAGCAGGATAACGCTGTACTGGCCATACTCAACATCCATGCTGTAACGCCCGGCTTCATCCGGATTTTCAGAGGCCACCGTGTTCACCAGTACCGTGGTGCTGTTACGCTTTGCCTTCAGTTGAATAGTGCAGTTCTGTATTGGTTTTCCCGCACCATCTTTCAGCACACCTGAGATTTTTACTGCTGCCATATCCACTCCACAAAAAAGCCCGCCTGAACCGGCGGGCTGTCATAACACTGTGTTACCTGGCTAATCAGAACTTATAACCGACACCCACGATGAAACCGTCAGTGCGCCAGTCACCACTGCCGGAGCCTTCATAAGCAATATCAATGGCCACGGATTCGGTCGGGTTAAACTGCACGCCAGCTCCCCACGCCAGAGACGTGTTGCTGTGGCGACCGTCATCACTTCCGGTCAGCACATCGTGCGTTTTCCCCTTGTTGTCAGTTACGCGGAGGTAATCCCCGGAAAAAGTCGAAACACGGCTGTAAGCCATACCCGCCATCGCATACGCGCTGAACCATTCATTCACGCGCACAGACGGCCCCGCCATCACGCTGAACCAGCGGTTACGCACGGAATCTTTATGCCAGCGGGTATCGCTGTAACGGGTCAGCTGACGATTCTTGTATCCTGCATAACTGAATGACGTCACCAGCCCCAGCGTGTCCGTAAATTCATAACGGTATTTCACGTTAATGCCCTTCAGGTCATCACTGCCTGGCATATCAGTATGGGTCTGAAGATACCCGGCGCTTAGTGTGGACTGATGCTCTGCTGCGCTCGCTGGCGTACCAGCGGCAACCAGCCAGACTACTGCGGACAGAATAACAGCACATAATTTACGCATAATTACCTCTCGCTTTTCTGCAATAAAAAAGGCGTCATTTCTGACGCCCGTATTGGGGTTATAAAATTCAGCTGATACTGATGCCTGCAGTGGCTTTCTTCATCACAACAACCAGCAAATCGCTGATACTTGCTGTGGGATACCAACCATTTACCCACCATGCTGATACAGAAAACTCCAGTGTCATTACACCACTGCCTGCAGGCATATCAATAACACCCGTGTAAATCAGAGTATTATCCAGAGCCGTTCGGTTATAAATTTCAGCCCCGTTTTTCTTCACTATCAGGCGGCATGACGAATAAGTATCGCTATTCTCCCGCTCATGTCTGGCACCGCAGAAAGCCACCGCTGGAATAACAATTTGCCGGTCAAACGACTGATCGTCATAAACCCTGACGGTAATAGTCCCTGATGGCCACCGCTCCGGTGCACGGGAGTCCCGGGGGAAAGCTTTGCCCACTGTTTTAACGAGATCGCCTTCAATCTGGTTCGCGGACAGTTTTCCCAGAACCCGACAGTTCTCGTTAATCGTGACATTATTGAGCGTCCCGGAGTTCGCATTCACGTTACCGCTGATATCGGCATTTTTCGCCGTCAGCCGCCCGTCCGGTGTCAGGGAAAATACCGGAGGATTGCCGCCACTGGTAATGGTGGGAGCCGTCAGATACTTCAGGAACACTTCGTTCATGAATATCTGGTTGCCCTGCGCCACAAACATCGGCGTTTCATTCCCGTTTGCCGGGTCAATAAACGCGATACGATTGGCGGCAACCAGAAACTGGCTCAGCTTGCCTTCCTCCGTGTCCTCCATGCTGAGGCCAATACCCGCGACATAATGTTTGCCGTCTTTGGTCTGCTCAATTTTGACGCCCCACATAGCATTCCATTTATCGTTAGCGTCCTTCCACTCTTTCGAAAACTCCTCCAGTTTGCTGGCGTTATCCTCCGTCAGCTCGACTTTTTCCAGCAGCTCCTTGCCGAGATGGGATTCGGTTATCTGGCCTTTGAAAAAATCCAGGTAACCTTCCGCATCATCGCTCGGCTGACCAACAGCCTCCACGAATGCCGATTTGCCAACGGTGTTCACACTGCGGATATAAAAGTAATAATCATGGCCCGGTTTGATATTGATACTGGCAGCTATCCAGTACAGCGCCGTACCAAGATAGCGGGCTGTGGTCTCAACCTGCCTGATATCGGTAATCCGCTTTTCCGAGAACCAGAACTCAAACTGTACCGTCGGATCATAAACCGCAAGATGCGGCGTGGCAGTTATCTGAAAATAGCCCGGCGTCAGCTCAATCCGCGACGGCGCTGCCGGTGCGGCAATCCGGAACGATACCGATGCCGGATCGCCCTGCTGTCCCCACGCATTTACCGCCCGGACCGTCAGCGTGTAACGCCCCAGCGCCAGTTGCCTGAAGCGGTATGTGGTTTCCGTCGTCCTGGCCGTGCTGACCAGCCGCTCACTGCCGTCATCCGCTGCCACGGTCAGGCGAAGCATAAAGCTCACCCCCTTCACCACCTTCGGCGTATCCCAGCGCGCCAGCACCTGATACTCCCCGCTGTCTGAGGTGACTTCGGCAGTCAGGTGCTGCACCGCAGGCGGCGTGACACCATTCACCGTGCCGCTCTGGTCGCCGTCAAAGTGCGCCCCGTTATCCACGATGGCCTCTTTTTCCGGCACATGCTGCACGGCGGTGATGGCATACGTGCCGTCGTCGTTCTCACGGATACTCACGCAGCGGAACAGGCGCTGGCGCAGCGTCGGCAGCTTCAGCCCCCATACGCTGTATTCAGCAACACCGTCAGGAACACGGCTCACTTTTACCTTCACGCCGTCGGTGACGGACTGAACCTCCACGCTGACCGGATTGCCACTTCCGTCAACCAGACTTATCAGCGTGGTACCGGAGGATGGCAGCGTGATTTCACGGTCGAGCGTCAGCGTCCGGGTCTGGCTGTTCACCGCCAGCACGCGCCCGCCGATGCTGATACCCGCATAGTCATCATCACAGATTTCAATGACATCCCCCGGTACATGGCGAAGCCCTTCCGCACCCACGCTGAAGTCCACGGTCTGCGTTTCCAGCAGTTCCGTTTTAATCAGCCACAGCCCGGCGCGGTGCGCCTGCCCCCGGCTGGTACAGCCAAAGGCATCCATCTTCGTGACGTTACGACCGTAACGGGCAATGGCCTGCGTATCTTCAACAAGCTCTGTCGCCGTCTCCCAGCCGTTGTTCGGGTCAATCCAGTTCACCTCAACGGCATTATGGCGGTCCTTCAGGGCGCTGAAGCTGTAGCGGAACGGCGCGCCATCATCCGGCATCACCACATTACTGCGGTTATAGGTCCACACCTTATCTGATGGTCGGTCCTGCACGAACGTCAGCGTCTGCCCGTTCCATACCGGCATACAGCGCATCGCCGAGCAGAAATCACTGAGCACATCCCACGCCTTGCGCTGTGTGGTCAGCCAGGCATTACAGGTGATGCGCGGCTCCGTGCCACCAAAGCCATCCGGCACCGACTGGTCGCAATTCTGGCCGATGACATACAGCGCCCATTTGTCCACATCCGCCGCACCGAGACGCTTCCCCATGCCGTAGCGCGGATGGGTCAGCATATCCCACAGACACCAGGCCATGTTGTTGCTGTATGCTGGCTTAAACGTTCCGTCCCAGATACCGCTGTATTGTCGCGTCTGCGGGTTATAGTTCGACGGCACCTGCAGAATGCGCCCGCGAAGATGATAATTACGACTCACCTGCTGGCTGCCGAACTGCTCCGAGTCCACCTGTACGCTGACCAGTGCCGTGTTCGGGTAGCACTGTTTCACATCGATGATTTCGGTGTATGACGACCAGAGCGTTTTGTTCTGCAGCTGGTCTGTGGTGCTGTCCGGCGTCATCCTGCGCATCCGGATATTAAACGGGCGCGGCGGCAGGTTATCCACCACCACCGAGGCCAGATACTGCGAGGTGGTTTTGCCTTTAATGGTGATGTCTTTTTCCGTCACCCAGCCACCGTTACGCTGTATCTGAACCAGCAGGCGGACTTCCGACGGATTCCGGTCCCCCTTTGAGGTGGTTTCCACCAGTGCCTGCACACCGAAGGTAAAGCGCAGACGGTCGATGTTTGCAGACGTGATGGTCCGGGTAATCGGCGTGTCGTACTTCACTTCCGTACCCAGCACCGTCTCGGAGCCGGAGGATTCAAATCCCTCCGGCGGTGTCTGCTCCTGCTCACCTGCCCGGAACACCACCGTGACACCGGAGATATTGGTATTCCCCTCACTGTCCAGCACCGGCGTACTGTTCAGCAGCACACTTTTTAATCCGTCCACCGGACCTTCAATCGGCCCTTCACTGATGGCGTCTATCACGCTCAGCATCTGGGATGATTTCAGGTTGTCCTTCGCTTCGCGCGGGGTATGCCCCTTACTGCTGCCTTTACCCATTCCTCACGCTCCAGAAACGACAAAACCGCCCTGAGGCGGTTTCACACAAAACATTCTGCATCAACGACCAATCACCACAACCTGACCACCATCTCCTTCATCTGCCGTGCTGATCTCCTGCGAAATCACCCGTGACCCCACGCGCATTTCACCGTACAGAACCGGCAGAACATTGCCCTGGGCAACCATGTTATCCAGTGAGGAGAAATAGGTGTTCTGTTTGCCGTTATCCGTTGTCTGTGTACGGGGAGTTCTGGCTTTCGGTGCCAGCATCTGCGCCACACCACCGAGCACCATACTGGCCCCCGCACCATACATTCCTGTAATTGCGGCAGCCCCCAACCAACCTGCAGGGTTCCACCATGCCACCGCAATCAGCGCCGCCCCCAGCACAGCCTGAAAAAGACCGCCACTTTTGGCTCCCGCCAGACGCGGCACAATGTGGATCACGGCACCATTTGCCAGCGGTTCATTAAGACGGGCTGATAATTCAGTTTCACCTGCATCACGCCCGGCAATACGTACCTGATACCAGCCGTCGCTCAGTTTCTGACGAAACGCCGGAAGCTGTGTGGTCAGCGCCCGGACTGCTTCGGCCCCCGTTTTCACACGCAGGTCGATGCGGCGGCCAAATCGTTGTAAATCCCCGTAAAGGCAGATTCGCGCCATGCCCGGTGACGCCAGAGGGAGTGTGTGCGTTGCTGCCATTTGTCGGTATACCTCTCTCGTTTACTCAGTTGTTCAGGAATATGGTGCAGCAGCTCGCCGTCACCACAGTAAATGGCGGCATGATTCGGCACCGATGAACCAAAACAGCACAGCAGCACATCACCCGGTTGTGCTGATGACAACGGCACCTGATACAGCCCTGTGGCCTCCAGATTATCCAGATAGAGATTCTGGCCGTTACGCCACCAGTCATCCTCACGATGAAAATCCGGCATCTCAATCCCCGCCAGATGGTAAGCGTCCCGGAACAGTGTGTAACAATCCGTCACCCCGTGCTCAAAGCGCCGCCCGGTAAGATGCGGCACACAGCGGAATTTATGAATCGCCCCCCGGCAGACCAGCCACCATGGCAAATCACTCTGCACCTGCAGCCGCCGGTCAGCCTCACTCAGCCAGGGCAGGCCACCGGGGTGGCTGTGGACCAGCGCCACAATCTCACCCTGCATCTCTGCCCGCAGCCAGTCCTCCGGCGACATCCGGAAATAATCCTCCGGCTCACCGGAGATATTCACGCAGGGAAAATATCTTTCCCCTTCCGACGTTCTCACCACGAAGCCGCACGACTCCGCTGGCGCACATCGCCGGGCGTGCGCCAGAATCGCTGATTCTGTCTCTGTCATGGGATTTACTGCGAAAGTTTGTTAATGGAAAGGAAGCCGCCAAAGTTGCCGACATTATTGCGGAACTTACAGCCACTCAGGCATTTGCTGCATTTATCCTTCGTGATTTCGGATGTCGGCTGGTCATATTCATCCGCGACCGCCGGACCGTGATAACCGCACTCATCACCGCGATAGGTCCAGGTGCAGGTATTAGCAAGCATGATGCGCCCCGGAAAAACGGCACCATCCGTTTCCGTCGGCGTGGACAGTACAAAAGAGGCACTGACCGCGCTCAGTTCGCTGCACTGCTCGATGCGCCAGCGGCTGATCACCTCCTGCTCCGGATCGGCGTCGCTGTTTCCGTTGACGAAGTTCACCGCATCCAGAAAACGGGCATAAACCTTACGCCTGACCACCGTTCCGCCGACCAGACTCTGCAGGTCTTCCGCCATCCCGGTGACCATACCGTACAGGTTAGAAACCGTCAGCGTGGGGCGCGTACTGGTGCCTTTGCCATTCAGTTCAAAACCACTCCCCTGAATGGGATACGGCTGATACTGTCGCCCCTGCCAGGTGACCGGCTCACCTTTTTCGTTCTGCTCATTACAGAAAAAATAACGTTCTCCACCGACCTCTGTCAGGTCGATTTCCCAGAGCACCACGCTGGCCGACTGCTCCGCACGGGTGCATTCATTCAGTGTTTCCTGCCGGATATCCTGCATCAGTTCACCACCTGTTCAAACTCTGCGCTGAACTCAACACGCAGCATACTGACCCGCGACGACCATTTTGCGCAGGTCACCTTTATCTGCCGCCACTCATAAGGCGGCGTCCACAGAAAGGCTTTCCAGCCCCCGTGCTCTTCCAGAAACGACTCCAGCGCCGCGGCCTCCCAACGGGGAACAGAAAGCGTCACGCTGTACGTTTTCAGGTTGGCATTCAGCCCGGCAGGCGCTCGCTGGGAATAGCCATCACCAAAGCGCACCTTTCTTACAGAAGGGGCCGAAGCCACATCCATACCGGGTTTCACTTTCCAGCGGAAGGTTTTCATCGTCCACCTCCGGAGAACAGACCACCATCACGCATCTGCCCGGTCACAACATCCATTGCCGCCTTACGGGCTACGTCATAAACAGCCTTCAGCGCCTGTGGCCCTATCTGACCGTTCGTGCCGTCGTTGTTAATCACCACATGGTTATTCTGCTCAAACGTCCCGGACGCCTGCGACCGACTGTCCGCCATGCTGCCCGGTGTACCGACATAACCGCCGGTGGCATAGCCGCGCATAAGCCGGTAAAGATTCCCCACGCCAATCCGGCTGGTTGCCTCCTTCGTGAAGACAAATTCACCACGGTGAACAATCCCCGCTGGCTCATATTTGCCGCCGGTTCCCGTAAATCCTCCGGTCGCAAAATGGAATTTCGCCGCAGATGCCTGAATGGCTGTACCGCCTGACGCTGATGCACCGCCAATGACACTGCCGACACTCCCGACGATCCCCACCATTGCCTGCTTAAGCAGAATTTCTGTCATCATGGACAGCACGGAACGGGTGAAGCTGCGCCAGTTCTGTTCACTGCCGGTCAGCATCGCCGCCATATTCTGTGCAATACCATCAAAGGTCTGCGTGGCTGCACTTTTTACCTGCGACATACTGTCCGTGGAGCTCTCTTCCCACTCACTCCAGCCGGACTTCAGGCCTGCCATCCAGTTCCCGCGAAGCTGGTCTTCAGCCGCCCAGGTCTTTTTCTGCTCTGACATGACGTTATTCAGCGCCAGCGGATTATCGCCATACTGTTCCTTCAGGCGCTGTTCCGTGGCGTCCCGCGCTGCCTGCCGGTCAGTCAGCCCCCGGTTTTTCGCCTCAATGGCTGCCCGTTTTGCCCGTTGCTGCTGTGCGAATTTATCCGCCTGCTGCGCCAGCGCGTTCAGGTGCTCCTGATACGTGACCTTATCGCCAAGTGCAGCCAGCTGGCGTTTGTACTCCAGCGTCTCATCTTTATGCGCCAGCAGGGATTTCTCCTGTGCGGACAGCTGGCGACGTTGCGCCGCCTCCTCCAGTACCGCGAACTGACTTTCCGCCTTCCACAAATCCCGGCGCTGCTGGCTGATTTTCTCATTCGCTCCGGCATGCTTCTCCAGTGTCCGGAGTTCTGCCTGAAGCGTCAGCAGGGCAGCATGAGCACTGTCTTCCTGACGATCGCCCGCAGACACTTTCACGCCGGACTGCTTCGGCTTTTTCAGCGTCGCTTCATAGTCCTTTTTCGCCGCCGCCATCAGCGTGTTGTAATCTGCCTGCAGGATTTTTCCGTCTTTCAGTGCCTTATTCAGTTCCTCCTGGCGGGCGGTATATTTCTCCAGCGGTGTCTGCAGGCGTTCGTAAGCCTTCTGCGCCTCTTCGGTATATTTCAGCCGTGATGCCTCAGACTCGGCCCGATCTTTTGCTGCCATCTCACTGGCCTTTTCAAGATCTGCCTGCAACGTGGCGGCTGAAAGCCCAAGTCGCGCATTCTCTCTCTTCTCCCATGCCCCCCGGAGATTGGCAAGAAATGCTGACGTTTTACCGCGCCGGTGGCTTCGGCTCTGATACCACTGCCATTTTTTATCCGCTTCATCAAAAGCCTTTTCAGCTTTGGCGAGCATATCTGCAGAGGAGTCCGGGCGACCAATATCCAGCACCGCATCCCACATGGATTTGAATGCCTGTGCAGTCTTGTCTGCCCAGGTCTCCAGCGTACCCATGTTATCTTTCAGTTTACGGGTCTGGTCATCAAACCCTTTCGTTGCGGCCTCGTTCGCCGCCTGCAATGCCCCGGCCCCATCGCCGGAACGCTGCAACTGAGCAACATACGCAATCTGTTCCGCCGTCACGTTATGGAACTGGCGCGCCATCGCCGTCAACCCAGACGTCGGGTCAGTGGTCAGCTTCCCGAAGGCTTCAGCGACCTTGTCCACCTCCACGCCGGATGCAGAGGAGAAACGCGCCACACTCTGGCTGATTGCCTCAAACTGCTCACCACCACGCACACCGGCATTCACCAGCGCCGTCAGTGACTCGCTGGTCTGGTTAAACGTCAGCCCTGCCGCCTGCCCGGATCTGGACAGGGCCAGCATACGATCTGCCGTCAGTCCCGCCTGATTACCGGAAAGGACCAGCGTTTTATTGAAATTGGACAGGGTTGAGTCACCCTGATACCAGGCATACGCCAGCGCACCGGTCGCCACCGCCAGCGAAGTGATACCAACCATCGGCAGGGTGATCGCACCGGCAAGCCCCCTGAACATGGGGATCATCCCGCCGAAGGAGTCCTTCACCTGACCACCCTGTTGCAGCAGGATGAGCCACGGATTCTGCCCCCCTGCAAGCTGCGTGGCCACGTCGGTGAACTGCGCAGGCAGCATACGCATGGCAGCTTTATACTGCCCGACGGAAATCCCCGCTTTCTGTGCAGCCAGCGCCTGCCGGTTCATTGACTGTTCAACGACTGCCGCTGTTTTTTTCGCATCACTTTCCGTACCGGAAAAATGACGCCTGACTCTGGCCATCTGCTCGTCAAATCTGGCCGCATCCAGACTTAAATCAACGACCAGATCGCCTACCGGTTCAGCCATACCGGACTCCTCCTGCGATCCCTTCTGATACTGTCATCAGCATTACGTCATCCTCCATCATGTCCGCCACATACGGGGAAGCGGGGATAACTTCATTCCCGTCCGGGCCAAAACGAACGCCTCCGGCAAGCCCTGCCGCTTTCTGCATCAGCACATCATCTTCAGGCTCTTCGTCAGCCTCGCGCCGGTTAAGCAGACTGAAATCCAGCGGATGCATATCCGGATCGCTGAAAAACAGGCTGAGCACGGTGTACGTCAGCCCGGAAAAGTGCATATCCAGCAGAACATCATGAAAATAATGGGTACTGTAAAAGCGGTGCCAGTCGGCATACTCCGTGGATGACATCCCGGCAAGCATGGCGCGCCAGTCGGGTCGCCCCATCTCACGCGCCAGTTTCAGGGCAAAACTCAGCTCACCGACGAACACTTTCCCGCAGAAACAGGCTCTGCAGGCCCGGCGTCATCTGCCTGTTCAGGGGAATTATTCACCACAAACTCAGACGTTCCGGACAGACGTAACACCACGTTTTCAGCCTGAGCAATTGCCTCCGTGGGCCAGGTGGTAAGCACTTCCTGCTCAATCTGCGTAATGGCTTCATTCATGGACGGCAGCTTTGTCTTCTGCGGATGGTTATGCCACAGAGACATCGCCACCAGAAACGCCCCGCCTCTGATAAGATCCTCTACAGACACCTGCAGGTTGCCGCTGGATTCAGCCTTTTTTTCCTGCTCTTTCAACCAGGCAAGATGCTCAATACGCTGCAGGGCTGACAGTTCAGAAAGCGTGACGGTCACGCCGTTATGTTCAAATGATTCTGTTTTCAGGAACATCGCTGACTCTCCGGATTAACTGGCGGTGACGGTGATTTCTGCAACCGCAGCAAACTCACCATTACCGGATACAACCGGAATGTTGACCTTGCCTGCAGCAACGCCGTTCACGGTGATGGTCATACCACTGACCGACACGGTGGCTTTTGTTTTATCCGCTGACACCGCACGGAAGCTCTTGTCGGTTGCGCCTTCCGGCTGGAATGCCACGGTCAGCGTCGTGCTCTGCCCTTTCACTACGGAAGCACTGGCTGGCGTTACCGTCATGCCGGTGGCCGCTGTTACCGTGCTGCGATCTTCTGCCATCGACGGGCGTCCCACATTGGTGACCTTCACCGTGCGGGTGATCACTTCCTTCGCCGTCACCGCTTTACCGATACTGCTGACCCAGCCACGGAACACATCGACCGTGCCGTTCGGGAAGCGGATTTTATAGGCACGGGTATCACCTTCATTAAACCACGCCAGCAGCGCCTGCTGCCCCTGCTCTCCGGGCATCCACGCCAGCGTGAAGCTGGTATCTCCGGCTGATTTCTGCCCCTGCCCGGTCGCAGTCCAGTCCGCATCCTCATCATCGAGATAACTGTCGTCATAGGACTCAGCGGTCAGTTCGCCGGGCGTCAGGTCTTTAACTTTTGCCAGACGCGACCAGTCAACGTCTGAAAGCGGGTTCGCATAAGGGTCACCGTTCCCCTTATAAACCCATAGTGTGGTCCCGGCCCCTTTCACCGGCATTGTAGGATTTGGTACAGGCATATCGTCCTCACATTTCATAGGTAATGACATACGTCAGATCGGCTGAACTCCACAGGCCCGCATCATCGTCGCGTCGGTAGTCATAGCCACTGGCCACCATACTGGTGATCAAATCTGACAGTGCCGGAATATCGCTCATCACCGGATAAATCCGGGACTCCATCCACGAATCCAGCTCTGAATCCGGCACCTGAGCAGGCAGGAAAACTTCAATATGCAGCTCCGCCTGCCAGGTATCGCTGTCCAGCTCTTCGCCCGTGTATTCAGCGCCGGTGAGATAAACGGCAATTGCCGGAAAATCCGCCTCATCAAAAACAGCGGGGCGACCATCAAAAAGCGTCGCCCCGGTGTCATGCTTCTCCAGTGCATCCAGTACGGCTGCACGGAGTTCAGTATGTTTCATCGCTTTATTACCATTCTCAGTTGATGCTGCAGCGCATAGCCCAGCTCTTTCGGAAGACGCTCACGCCGTATCCGTTCAATATTCTGTTTAAACGCCGTGGTCAGTGGCACCGCCATCGGGATTTTCACCACATCAATGGGGTAACGGTTTTTCCCGGCCACACGCTGCATAACATGCCAGCGGCCATTTTTCAGTTGCTGAATAAACGCGCCGGGAATACGACGGTTTCCCACCACAAGCACGCTGCCGCCACCTTTCAGGGCTGAACGCTGCCCCTTTTTACGACGCCTGCGTCGGGACAGGACAATCCGCGCGTTACCCAGCTTTATTACGGGCAAATCCCCCCGGTTAACCTTGATTCTGGCCTGCGGATTTTTAACCGTGGCCCTTTTCAGCCTGGCCCTTTCCTTTACCAGTTTCCGGCGTACCTTTGTCTCACGGGCAACCTGTGACGCCGACTGCGATATCGCGGATGAAGCAACGCGGTTAATGGCCATTGCGGCGGCACCAGGCACCGCCGTTTTGCTGATACGGCTGAGGTTTTCAACGGCCTGCTCAAGACCTTTTATGGCCATACATCCCCCTTTCAGCGGCGACGGTTAACGGCAGGCGGTACGCCCCGTCCAAGCCAGAGATGACAGCTTCCGCCATCATCCGGCGAAACACGATCTATCCAGAAGTTTTCCTCACCGATGGTCAGCGTGTCTCCACGCCGCAGTTGCCGCACATCATCAGTCCGGACAAACAGGGACGGGCTGGAGCCTTCAACGCGCACGCCCTGTCCGGCATAGCTGATATTTTCAGGGTCATCAAAAACACCACGTATTACTGCGCCGGACTGCTCACCGGATGTCATGGTGGCTGACGTTCCCATGTACCCGCGTATCGTTTCATCGGTGCGGGCAATGGCAGCATCGAACAGGTTATCGAAATCAGCCACAGCGCCTCCCGTTATTGCATTCTGGCCAGGCCGCGCTCTGTCATTTCAGCTGCCACACCGGCAGAGACACGGAACGCCGTTCCCGGCAGCACAAATGCCACAGGTTCATCCCGCGTGGCGTGAAGTGCATCAGTATGCAGCGTCACCAGTGCCACGACCGTGACCAGTTCAGCCGTATCCTGAATCACGGTATCCGGCTGCGCTGATACCACCTCATGTTCATGCCCGGTCAGCACATTTTCCGGGCTGAGAGGGGTATCCTGACCGGCAGTGTCGCCCGTGTCATCAAGCTCCTCTTCCAGCTCTGCCACACGGAGCGCCAGTTCTTCTTTCGTCCCCGTCAGACTGACATCACGGTTCAGTTGTTCACCCAGCGAGCGGAGACGGGCAATCAGTTCATCTTTCGTCATGGACTCCTCCACAGAGAGAAAATGGCCCCGAAGGGCCACGATTACGCCAGTTGTACGGACACGAACTCATCAGGGTCAGCCAGCAGCATCAGCGGTGCTGACTGAATCATGGTGAACTCACGCGCCGGATCGCCGGTGGTCACCCAGTTTTTCGGGTAACGGGCAGAGGCGTTAATGCCTTCGCGCTGTGCGTCCGCATCCTGAATACAGCCATAGGTACGCAGACCGCGTGCCTGAGTGTTCCCCAGCACCATCGTGTTGTCCGGCAGGAAGTTCTTTTTGACGCCGTTTTCCACGTACTGTCCGGAATACACGACGATGGCAACATCGCCATACATCCCCTTATAGGACACCGCTTTACCCAGGTCTTTCACCGCTGTCTCCAGCTCGGAATTAGAGCCACGACGGGTATCCAGCTTCTCCTTGACGGCTTTGAAGGAACGGAACAGCGCCCAGCCTTTCGGATCAAACACGATGATATTCACCACACCGCTGGCGTTCAGCGCGTAGGCTTCGATATCGTCGGTCGGGTCATACGTGGACTTGTCACGCTTGCTCCACTCCGTGCCGCCGGACTGCGTGATGTTATTCGCCGCACTGCGGCCCATATCCACCTCAACCGGATCGAAGGCTTCACCGGTCATGGTGTATTTGCCCTTAAGCACGGCAGAAACGGCCTGCATCTCTTCGACCTGAGCAATGGCCAGCTCTTCGTCACGCATGTTCTGCATGATGATGCGACGGCGGCGGTAAGCCGGGTCCGCCAGATTCTGCGGATCTTCATCCGGCAGGCGACGCAGGGTCATCTGCGGATTCACCTCATGCTTCGGCTTGACATATCCCGGCGTAAATTCAGAGGTGGATCCGCCACGGGAACGGATAACCTCACCGGAAACAATCGGCGAAACGTACAGCGCCATGTTTACCAGTCCCGGAATTTGTGAGAGATAGACTTTCTCCGTGGTGAAGGGATAGCTCTCACGGAAAAAGAGACGCAGAAACAGCGGATCAAACTTAAATTT